TGTTGAGAATAGCTCATCACTAAAAGTTATTTCCAGACTAAACCATGCTATTCCCATTCTTTCACAACACCATATAGCACTGCGAAATGTAAGGTGTTTGCCTGCAAGTTGTTCCTTAGCAGTAACTGTCATTACCTCAGCCAGTCTCATGCCGCCTCCTTGAGCTTCCCAGCAGCCTCCGTACAACGGCAATTTATCACATTTCCCGCTGCTCCGTTGGGATCATGTGGGTGTAACAGACCATTGCTATACGGTTTATCCAATGCTCGCTCTTGACCATCTATCCTGTGGTTATGCGGTGTTGTTCTTACCTTATCATCCCGGCTGTCAATCCATATCTTGGTAACCACTACCTCGCTATCAACATAGCCCTGATGTGTCCCGTTATTGCTGGCCCCCACTATCTCAGTCCTAGCTATCTTATCTGTACGAGATCCACGGTTAATGTCAAATATGCCAGCGATTCTTTTGCTTATCTCTGGGATGCCTTCCCCTTTATCAAATGCCTGGATCAGTTGACGTTTGAGCTTCTCCCGCGTCTCCTCGTTGATACCTTTTACGTTCTCGAATACTCTGTCTTGCAGAAATTTCCTCGCTCTGGGGTTGGTCACGTTGAACGCCCCCCCTATACCTATCTCGGCAAATGCAGCGTCGCCAGCTTCTTTATATGCCAGTGTCACGAATGGAAGCATCGCGGCTGTGAAAGTGTCTTGCCATGCTGACGCTGTGTATATCTGGTCAACGAACTTATCTGCGGCTTTTTCAGCCTCCACACTATTTTCTTTAATCTTGACACCCAATGAGAAATCATAGGATCTCTCTGCATCGCTGGTATCTGGTATGCGCTTGCCCTTCAGCTTGCTCAGTATGCTCTTCTCCTGCTTCGTGAACGCTATCTGAAGCTTGGGCTTGAGATTATCCTCAGTGTTCTCCGTGCGCTTCATAAAGACCAGCCATTTAGCCGTGAGTTCCGCGTCAAGTTCTGCCTCTTCTTCAGCAAGCAACTCGGCTGCCATCGTGACTATTAAGCTGTTGGTGTTAGGTGGTATCATTATATTGTATTGTCAATTTCCCCAAGTCCGCGCCACAGCAAATGTCTTTGATCAGTTCATAGCCATATGTGTGATTACCGCCATCGCAATCTTGGATATGCAAGACATGGCCAGTCCAACCCACTATCTGCCCCGTTCTAGTCCTATCCTCCAGGCAGACAACTACTTCCAGATCCCGCTCCCAAGCTATCCGCGCCTTTTCTTTTATCGTCTTGCCCATCACGCCCCCCGCTGCTCCCTATACTTCTCCATAACACGCTGTAACTGCGCCACAATAGCATCGTCTGAGCCTTCGGTGTCTTGTCCAACCATGCTCAGTGGTATTCTGTTAGCATCAACCATTGGCTCTGCTGATGCCCCCCCAAATGGCTTTAACCCATCCCTTATGCGTACCTCATCGGGAGTTATCACACCATACTTGAGATCCACGCTGTCACGCTTCAACTGAAATTGCTTGTCCTCCAGCACAGGATTATCGAATGATATGATAATATCATCAGAGATTTGCGGCGACAGTTGAGCGTTTAATGCCTCGGTCATCAACGTACAGAATGCGGCGGTAGAGAAGATGGCAAACTGCACAAGGGACGTTTCAAGCCCTGCGCGCGTAGAAGACTGCCCGGTCCACATAGCTTCTGGAATACTAAAATTCCGTAACTGCTCCCTCATCAAGTTTTCTCTGGAATCGCCATAGTCAAGTTCTCTTGGCGTCAAGCCCAGGGGTTTAGGCTCCACGTTCTCCATGACCATCCATTTTCCAGCATTCTTGACGCCAGCTTTTGCGGTCTCAAATTCTTCTAGCAATTTCTTTTTCTGATCTGGACTCGTCCTGGTTGTCGTACTCAGAATGCCGCCCAAGTTGGCGTCGTTCTTGAATATGTGAGTCTCAAATTGTTGTATCATCTCTGTCAGATTGAAAGCGTCAGCAGCTCCAGCTACATCACCACGTCCATGAAACTGGTAATTCGCTCCTGGAGCGTATAGTCTGAAATGGATCACATCGTCAGGCGGGAAGACCACCTCTTTATTGCCGCGCTTATAGACATATTCTTTCACCAACGTATTCTCGTCAGGCCTGATCCGCATATACTCTGACGGTGCTATCCAGATAGCTGCCGGAACACCTAACGCGTTTCTGATCAATACCCAATAAGCGTCACCAGTCAATGACATATATGCTGTAGTGACAAACTTTAATCCGAAGTTATCCCATGCGCTATTGACGTTTCGCAACAGATCAACCAGTGGATGGCCACCGACTATTTCTTCCAGACTTTCAGCTTGCGCCAGCGGCGTTCCTGGTGTTGCCTTGCTGATCATCTCTTTTATGCGTGATTCTGGGACTTCTCTAACTTTCGTATACTTGAAATTACTTTTGACGCCCGGTTCCTTTGTCTTATAAACTCTCAACGGCGTTATAGCCAGTGAGTTACTAATCAGCTTCACCATGCCGTGAATATTCCGCTTATTGGCTTTAATCTGAGACAATGGGTTATCTGGGTCAATCACCAGGCCGCTGATGCCTGTCATCATATTGATAAAGCCCAATATGCCATCATGAGACCCATCGAAGCGTATGCCCTTGCTGAACATACCGCCAAAGAGCGGGTCCCAATACGCCTTTCTCAGGTTGTCTATGCCGACTGTGAGTATGCCTCTGCTCATATTACCTCATAAAAGCCAGATAGCTGGCTTATCCTCTTCGTGGAATCTGCTAAACAATCCATACCTTTCCGCGTCTTGGAGGTGGTCGTCTTCTTTTATCGGGTCTTCAAGGATGTTGCCGTTCTTGTCTTCCTTCCTGCGGTATTTCTTCTTTTCCCATAGATGGTTGAGGCTGGTAGTGAGTATCTTTGGTCGTTTTGTGTTTACCAGATCAATACCTGGTGCGACCGAATTATTAGCCGCTTTAATATTGAATCCAGCATCGTATATTTCATCTATAAATTCTGGCTCTGATGGATCTGCGAATATTTCATCATTAGGATCTATTTCAAGATCCCACATTTTCTGAATCCTGTCAGAATTCTTTAATTCTGATTCATATATAAGCTCCTTCTCATATATCTCGCCATCTTTCAGACCTATCATGATCAGCGCTGTTGGTTTGGCGTACCCGAAATCCATGCCGTATATTATCTCGTCAAAATGCTCTGGCCACATGTCTTCGCTTATCTCTTCGTAGTTGGCGTATATTCTCTGCAAGAGCGCTGTCCATAACCCCTGGTCGTATATACTCCAGCGTACCGGGTCGCTCTCCTTCAGGGCTGTTAGCATGGCAACATACTGATCATCCACCCACTTATTATCACGCCATGTTGAATGAAGAGCGGTGGCATACATCTCGATTTCTTTTTCCAACTCTTCTATGGTGATCTTTTTCATGACCCGAAAACTGTTCCCATTATCCCACGTTTCCAACTTCGGAGCCATCTCCGAATCAAAAAACTCATCGTTGATCCAACTTGTATCATCCATTGGATTGAATGTCATTATGATCTGAAAGTAACTGGAAGCCTCACCGCGCAAACGCAAATCAAGCTGCCGAAAATCGCTTAAGGTAAACTGGGTCGCCTCTTCCATCCAAATCCCTGTTATATTTTCAATACTTTTAACCTTCTCTGGATCATCAAGTCCGCCACAGGATATAAATTGGCCATCCGGCCATGTATAGGATAAGTCTGTTTTATTGGTAGTGATGTTTGGCAGATTCCAGAGGTCTATATATGACTTGAAAAGAGCAAATACCGACCGTTTCACATCTGGGGAAGTTTTGCGCAGACACAAAAAACCCTCATGATAACCGTGAATTACTGCTTTCTCGATTCTCAAGAGGATCTTCTGGGCCACTTCATGACTCTTCCCGCTGCCGCCCCCACCATACGGGAGCAAATACCGATCATGACATTTTATCAAGTCCCATAATTGGTCGTTGCATGTTTCCTGCATATCTATTTCCACTAAATATCATCCTTGGTTATCTTATCACCAAAGCTAAACGAGATGTCGTCACCGCTTAACCTGGTGTGGCTATCGGCCTCACCCATTAGCAGTAAGTCAACTTTGATCAACTTCTCATATGAAGATACGATACTCGCCATATCTCTGGCATCATCGACCTCGAACTTTATCTTCGCTTTACCTGTTTTTTTATCTGTCGCAATAGCCGAGTTGATCAACGCTTTCAACGGCTGCAACATCAACTTAACATCTTTCCGATAGTCTGCTCGCGTATTCACGACAGCTTCATCAATCTTCTCTTCTGTCTTTCTGCTCAGGTCAATATCCCTTAGCTCGATACGCTCTTGCCAGTTATGCGCTTTCGACCATCGCATTGCGGACTTTGCGGAGACTTTGCGGAGACGCGCCAACTCTCGGAGGCTTCTGCCTGCGCCCATGAGATAGTATTGATTGAATGCGTCTTTATGCTCCTTAGTCTCAACCATGTCCCACATCCTTCAGCACAGGATTATCGAACAGATAGTCCTGGATCACAAACCCAACCTGGTCACTAGCTATCTTGACCCCCAGTTTCGTTTCTTTATTTTCAGCGTTGGCTTTTTCGCCGTTAATAATTGACTTGACCAAATCATGAAATGCTGGCGAGAGCATAAACTGTTCAGGGACTTCACCGCCTGCTGCCCGAAACGCTTCCACATGCTCGGTCAGTTCTTGTACATATCTGTCAAACATGGCTATAGCAGCGTCTTGGATCTTCGTGCCTATATCTTCCAGCAATGCTTCAATTTGTTCGTGCATCAGTTTTTCCTATTTTGAATTTCCGCATATAGGGCAATATTTCAATTTGAGTTCAACAGACATCAATCCGTCCCTGCGTCTATTGCCCAAGAAGGCTTACTCTGATTTCGCTCCCATTGTACAAAATCACGATTACCGCTTACTGCATCAAGCAATATATGTCCCCATGAAGACTGTTTCGCATTAGCTTCTCGATACTCATACCGGAGTTCTCCGTCAGAGTCTAAGAATATGCGTGCATGCCCTTCCTTGATCATCATATCACCTTGACGTGGCGAGTGATGTTTTAGGTTGCGCTTCCATAAACACCTCTGGGGATAAGAAGCAGCGCCGCGAATTGTGTGTTGTGCGGCTATGGGAGATGGATCGCGACGCCGCCCTTTTCTCACAAATCGTTGTTATATTGGAATAATACCACACCTGACGAAGTGTGTCAAGACTTCTTTTCAACAAAATAAAGGACAGCCAGTTTCCCAGCCGCCCTTTATTGCCCCCAGGCAAGGAGCGAACACTTTTAGTATACAGTAGTCGCTGGCGCAGTGTCAAGAACTAATCTATATCTGCCATTTCTCACAAATTATCTGGCGCTGCGCTATTAAAGATTGTATTTCCCTGCTTTTATTAAGCTCCGCTGTCGTGGGATGTGACATATCGCGTTCACAAATCTCAGAAAATTCACACCGTTTGTTTTGAATCAATTCATCCATAGCAGTTTCGCATGTGTAGTGAGCTCCTTATACTTATCTGAATGTAAGGTTGTTTTGGGAATAAAAGCATAGTGTCGATTGCTTGACATCTTCTCACCTCGTTGAGTAGGTGTGACGGCTGGCTGTCTCAACGGAACTCGCTGGCGCAAGTCCACAGTCAGCCGCCATCAATATTTGTCTATGTTTGCCGGTGCCCCGGCTTATCTAATTTTACACATAGACAAACTAAATGTCAAGAACTATATCACCCCTTCACCCATCCCAGCTTGGTCGCCAGACGAAATAAAGACGTGATAACCGGCAGAAATTTCTTGCCCAACACCGCCCATTCTTCCGGGGTGATCCTATGATCCGCCTGCGCTACCTCATAACTATCATACAGTTTGGCGCCATCTTGCGCTATCATCTTTATGTCGTCAACATTATTCGCTAAATCTCTAACTGACTTATTCAGAAAAAACCATCCCATGTATATCACCTCCATATCTTTTCTTAGCTATCATTAGTCTTCCTGGAGATCTCCTTATTGTGACATGGTTCAACCCACTTCTTGGTCAACGGATTGAACCACCGTCCACTGCGCGCCTTCTGGCGACCGGTTCTTGTGCCAAGAGAAAAGCCACGATTTATCGCGTTGGTCTTGCCTGTACGTCTAATATCCATCTATGTCACCCTTCCTGGAGATCCCTTTCGTCCGCTTGGGCTTCTCCCGCCACTTATCCATCTGGAGCAAGTAGCATCCAGCGACAAACGCTCCTGCTATTACCAACGTGCTGATGCTGAGTATCTTATCCCACATTTCATTCACCTCTTGGTTAGTCATCTATATTCGTTCATAATAACGTTCAATCTGTTGTGTTTACCCATCATTCCCCATCCTGAATGTTTTTACTTCGTAAACTGCAATCCATATCGCCGCTACTGTGAGTATCATGAGCAAGAGATCTGCGATCATAAGCCCCTCCATTTATCAATCCATGCCTGCACATTCTTGCCAGGGCAAAGGGTATTTGCAAGCTCCCTGTGAGTCACTATATCTACATCTGGATAACGTTGACGAAGGTCAGTTAATACTACATGAAGAGTACGAGCCTGACGTGTTGACCACCTCCCTTGCCATAGAAAATTGATGTCTTGATAATTGCCTATCACAGCAACGCCTATGCTATCGCTATTCTTACCTTTGACATGCGCTCCTATCATCCA